GTGACGACGAAACTGTCTGTGAGTTCGCTGCGAGTGGCTAGCTTGGCGTCTGTGAACCTGAAAACGCGCCTGGAAGTTCGCAGCCCCGAGCTTCCCCAGATTGTGAAGAAATGGCGCACGTGGCAGTTTGCTCAGTCCCTATCCGCGCGGACCGTCGATGAACGGATCGCGACCGTGATGCGGATGGCCGCGTGGTGTCGTGTCGAGCCGGACCGGGCCAGCGCGGACGATATCGCAAGCTGGTTGGCCGAAGGCGGCGAATGGTGCGCCAACACGCGGTGGACGTATCACACGCAGCTGGCGGCGTGGTTCCTGTGGCTGCAGAAGCAGGACGAGCGCGTCGATAACCCGATGATCAATATCACCAAGTCGAAGCGGCCGAGGACCGAGCCGCGACCGGTGTCGAACCAAGGGATGCAGCGGCTGCTGTCGGTGCGGGCTCATCGCCGGACCAAGGCCATGGTCCTGCTGATGGCGTTCCAAGGGTTTCGTGCGCACGAGGTGGCCAAGGTCAAAGGCGAGCACCTGGACCTCGTGGAGCGCACCATCACAGTGGTCGGTAAGGGTGGTGTGGAGGCCACGCTGCCGCTGCATCACCGGGTCGTTGAGATCGCGTACCAGATGCCCCGGCGCGGGTTTTGGTTTGCCGGGGTTGATCGCGGTCACCAGCGGCGGGAGTCGATCTGCTCGACGGTGAAGGAAGCGATGATCCGCGCGGGCGTGGCCGGCTCCGGCCACTGCCTGCGGCACTGGTTCGCCACCGCGCTGCTGGAGGCCGACGTCGATGTGCGCACGGTGCAGGTGCTGCTGCGGCACCAGAATCTCAGCAGCACGGAGATCTACACGTTGGTTTCGGCGCGGCGGCGGGCAGAGGGTATCGAGTGTCTCGACCCCTTCCGCGTGGCGCCGCCCAAGCCGCTGTCTCCGGAGGCGCAGGCGATCGTGAACGCCGAGTGGCGAGACGCCGACGCTGCCTAGTCTTCGCGCGCGTCTGATCGGCCGCGCCGGGCCATCCAGGCATCGATGGTCTCAGGAAACCAGCCTTTGACCCGGCCGATCATGACGTCAGGTTGCGGCATGCGGCCGGGGATGCTGGCGTAGCTCTTGATGGTGTTGGGCGAGAGGCCGGTGCGCTCGGCGACTTCGTTCACTCCGAGAGCCCTGATGACGACCATTGGGCTGACGGTATGAATACCGAGGTATATATACCGATCGGTGTGCCCGTATAGGCGTCCCCGCTGGTAGGTCAGTCGGCGTCGCAGGCGGGCTGGAGTGGTGGCCGGTGCGCGGTGGTGTCGCAGGTACGGCAGGTCCAGGTTCGGTGGCCGCCGCACATGCAGGGCCGCCAGCCGACCAGCGTGCGGCCGGGGCCCAGCTCGTGTCCGTTCGGGCAGTGTGTCGGCGAGCGTTCCGCCCACCGGCCCGGGCCGCGGCGCACGAGATCATCACCGGACACCCCGGGAGCCTAGCGACGTGAGCCGACAGGCCACTACGCTGTGCCGTCATGACCGCCGACGAGCCGGATCCGGCGGCACCGACCGAGCTGGCCGGCGCCGCTGTAGCCGAGACGCGGTCCGCGTATGCGTGGGGTTTGGCCGATGCCGAGACCGAGGTGCTGGACGACGAGCGCCGGCTCTCCCCGGGGAGGATCACCGCGGCGGCGGTTGCGGCCAGTGTCGTTCTGATCGGGGCGGCGGCCGCGGTGGCGTGGATGCAGCTCCGAGGCGACCAACAGTCGCGCCAAGCCGGAGATCCCGCGCCGACCAGCGCAGTGTCCGCGTCACCATCCCCGCGCCCCGACTTGTTGAACGGCGTCTACCGGATCGAATACCACTGGAGGGACGCGACCTATAGGGACAACGAACGTGACGGCGGCGGGACGATGGACTGGAATGCCGAAGGCGACGGCGGCCCGCCATTCGACTGGCTGACTCTGTCGTCGACGTGCGCCAAGGACTGCATCGCAACCGGGCAGATGCTGACCCAGGACCGCAAACAGATCCCGGGCGCGCGGACCATCGCGCTCAAGCTCACGAACGGCGCCTGGGAGGACATCGCGCCAGGTCGGATCAAATCTGAATGCACCGCCGACGACGGCACAGTGACGGGACGCTCGTCGGCGACCGTAGCCATGTCCTTCACTCCCCGACCAGACGGCACGCTATCCGGGACTTCGACGATGACGGTAGAGACCAACGAATGCGGAGACCAGGGGAACACCGTGGTGACGCCCTTGACGCTCACCCGAGTTGGCAACGCCGTCTAGCGCGCCTCTTTCCCCTGGGGCTACGGCGTCATCACGACGTTGTCGAAGCGGACGGCCCCGCCCGATGCGTTGACGCCGAACGCGAGCTTTGTGTTCGCCGCCAAAACTCCGATGTCATAGTCGGTCGCTGTGACGACTGTGGTCCCGTTCTTCTTCACGACGAAGGTGAACTTCGTCGGCGAACTGCCCTGAGTTACCACGATCTGCATGGCGTCTCCAGCGACCCAAGCATTGGCGGAGCCAGTCGCCATGACCGCGCTCGTTCCGGCGATATTAGTCCACAGCCGCCATGTCCCTGAAATGTTGTTCAGGATGATGTGGTTGAGATTGTTCTGGTACGCAAGGTAGAACCGCGCATCCTGGTAATATGCTCCACCCCAAGTGAATTCGTATGTTCCTACTAGCACTCCGCAGTCGATCGGTAAATAGGTAGATCCGGTAGGAGATGGATTTCCTACCTGATTGCTGATGATCGCCCAGCCTGGGAAGGTCGTATCCCACGCCTTACCGTTGAGACTGTTACCGACCGGGCCGTCTGCGCGGTTGAAGTCGTCGGAGACGCCGAGATTCGCACTGACATTGAGGCTTACTGCCGCCGAGGTCGACGGTTTCACCGTGTTCGGGTTGGTTGGCCGGAACTTCGCCGTGATCGAGTGCAACGCCGTGCTCAGTGCACTCGTTGTGTAGCTGGCCGTGCCTCCCGTGACCGTGACCGGCGAACCCAACGCCACACCGTTGTCGTAGAACTGGACCGTGCCAGCCGTAGACAGCGGGGACGTCACCGTCGCTGTGATCGTCACCGAACTGCCAGCAGTGGCGGCGGTAGCCGGGGTGGTCGCCACGGCGATCGTTGACCCGGGCCGGGCCGCGTTCGCACCCGCCACCGCCGCGATGATCGCCGACATATCCACCTGCGCGTGCGCGGCCCGTGCCAGCGCCAGCTGCTCATCGAACGTCGGGTGACCAGTGGCGTCCAGCGTGTAGTCCTGGGCGATACCCAGCAGATCAATCCACGTCCTGCCAGAAGCGATAGTGGACTGCCGCACAAGGTCATTCAACACCGTGAAAGATGTACCCTGCTGCGGGCCACACACCAGCACAACCGGGACACTCTCGACTTGTGCGAGGCCGGCCATCGCCGCTGCGAGTACCTGCGTGTAGCGGGAGTTGTCGTTGCGCGACCCGAAGAACGCCAGAATGTGCGGCGAGCACGCCAGCGCGGTCACGATGCGGGCACCGAAATCACTGCCTGGTGCGACGTCGGACCAGCCCGTGCCACCGATACCCAGGTTGATGTAGGAATCGCAGCCCATGAGGATTGACTGGAAGAACGAGTGCGATTCCCAGCCGAGGTAGTGGAACGTCGGCGAGCCCATCTGCAGCGAATCGCCGATCACAGCGAACCGGGACCGCGGGGTGCCCAGGGGCCGCTGCAAAACCGAGTAGGTGGTGGCCTCCAGCGACACGAACCGAGATGAGCCGTTGGCGGCGACTCGGACGTTCTTCACCTTCGTAGCACCGAAATGCAGTCTCACGTAATAGGCGTTGCCGGCCACCGCGTCAAACCGCGGCATGGCCAGCGATGTGAGCTTGCCGTCGACGATCACCCGGATACCGAGCGTCCCCGTGCCGGTCGTGGCCGCGACAAACCTGTATTCGAGATCCTGTGCATCCGTGACAGTTTCCGGCACCAACAGCTCGGGGTAGGTCGATGCGTAAGCGCCGGCACCATCGACCGTGACCGCGTGGCAGCCGTCATAGCGAAAGATCGGATCGTAGTCGTAGCTCGCAGTCGGAGTGACGACCGTCCCGGTAATCTGTGACGACGTCGCCACAGTGATGGTCGGCGAATCCGCGGGCGCCGCGAACACCTTCGACCACCACGCCGCGCCCGATTTCGTGAGCCGCTCTGTCAGCGCGATCGCCTTCCGGGCTTCACCGTAAGAGTTTGCGTCGATAGCCATCAGAAGACCTCATCCAGTGATCCGTCGAGATTGTAGGTGAAAGTTCTCGTCACTCCTGCAACGGTTTCCGTGTGCAGACGGTAGCTGCCGAACCCATCGGATTCCCACGTGTAGGTCGCGCCGTCCGGGGTGCTGATCATGTACCCGTTGGTGTCATAGACGTACGAGCCAGCTGCCGACAGCAGCGATGCCGCGCCGATCGCAGCCCGTGCCGCAGCGGCGTCCGCGCCTTCGGCCACGACCAGGGCGAGCGGTCGACGCTCGCCGACTACCTTCCACCGTAGTGCGCCATCCACGTCGACCGCCTGAAAATCGTAGCGGTGCCCTTGCTTTCGGCACACCACACTCGCCCCGTCAACGAGCTGCCCCGACGTCACCGTCACCGTATTCGCAGACGTATCCGTCTTCTCCACCGAGAGCCGGTCACCCTCGCGGCTGAACATCACCAACGGCAGCGGAACCGACAACGCCCCGCCAGCCGCGTTATACCGGTACATCGTTCCCGCAGCAGGCGCCACAGCCGTCGTGAGTGCCGCGGTCGCATTCAGCCAGTTCGCCACCTTGATCAGCTGCCGGATGGCATCGACCGTCTCAGACTTCGCCACAGCCATGCCCGCGGCGCCGAGATCATGCACGTCATCGATCGAACCCTGAAAGAGCAGATCTGCGATGCTCAGCGGGTCCCCGATCGGCGACCCGGACGAATAGAACTGGATAGCCAGGTCTTCACGCTGAACATCGTCGGGCACCTGGCGGATGACGAACCCGCCCTTCGCGGCGGTCGCTTCGTTGAGCCACTCCATCTCCGCGAGGTTCTGGACGAACGGGCCCGACACCTCCGGGTCGTAGGAGTCCGGAATCACCGGGGCCTTGACCGTGATCGTCGGCAGGTCCTGCGTCGTCCCGTTGTAGGTGACGTGGTGCGGCCGGAAAGTGTAGATGATGTCGACGTCGTCGGGCAGGTCGAGCACCGAGCACTTCGCCAGTAGCCCGAATTCCTGCTGCGCTGCCGTCAGTTTCAGGTACCCGTTGTCCAGGCGGCAGTCCTGCGAGCCCAGCGCGAACAACTGCCGCATCGGCGCGGTGAGCGCCCGGATCGCCCGATAGTCGCCCTTCGACAGCTTCGCTGTGATCTCCACCCCGGCATGGATGCCGTTCTGTTGCGGGTCGGTGTCGGCGTCGCCGCCGAGTTCGGCCGGCGCATCGGCGACGAACGCGTCCCATTTCAGGTAGGGCACCCAGAACTTCGGCACAGCCATTGCGACTCCTCACATCTCGTCGAAAACTGGACTTGCCCTGCCCGGCGCCGGAGCTGGCCGCGGCACAGCCCTACCGCAACCGCTCAACAGCGCCGGGCAGAGGTCTATGGGACGTCGGTCTCTCCGCTGCGGCGCTGCTCGCTCACCAGCTTCGGAATCATCGCCAGCGCCGATACCGCCCCAAGGCTGTAAATCGCAAACCGGATCTCCTGGCGCCCAGGAAAATCCGTGTCCCACCAGGTAGCCAGTACGATCTGCCACAACAGCATCGACATGAAGATCTTCAGCGCGAGGTACGCCGAGCCCACGCGGCTGGTCCACCACTTCGACCAAAACCCGTACCGCACAGTGAATATGGTGGTGAACACCGCCACAGCGATCAGGGATACATTGGCCGCCACCCGGAAAGTGTTCGGTTCGAACCACCAGATGTCAGCCAGCAGTGCCGCCCCGATCAAGGCGACGCACACCCTGATGAACCACTTCACGCCTGACGTCCTCTCATCGCGAGCTGAATCGCTTTCCCGAACCCGTTTGGGGCCACCTCCCGGCGCAGGCGCGCATCCATCTCGCGGGAGTACTGGATGAGCTCGCCGAGCCCCTGCGTGGATTCCTCGGCGTGGGCCAGCCGCCGTTCTGCTTCGGCGGTCCGCCGCCGCCACCGCCACCGCATCAGGTCACATCCCGCGCGGCGGCCAGTGCGGCGATCTCTTTCCGGAATGAGGCCACCATCTCGGTGGCCGCCACGGTGCCAGCAGTGTTCTCGATGAGCGCCTTTGTCGCGTCATGAAAGCTCTCCTCGTACTTGTCACCCCGGGCCCGCTCGGCGCGATATCGGCCGCCGGGCACGAGACGCTCGGTGGCTACTGCCCACACGAACAGCACGGCCGCGATGGTGGCGAGTCCTGGGCCGGTGAGGCTGGCCCAGAACTCGGGATTGAAGAACCCGGTCACCGCGACGGCTTGAACCCGTTGATGAAGTCGTCGGCTAGGCCGGCGAGCATGCCGGTGGCGGCGTCCTGGATCTTCTGCAGGGTGTCGTTGGCGGCGGCGTCGGCTGCCGCGCTGGCGGCCTTCTGCTGTAGCCCGTCCTGCACGCCCTCCAGCACCTTGTCCAGTGGCGACTTGTCCTGGGTGGGCTCCAGCATGCCCGGAACCTTGTTCTGTCGGCCCAGGATGATCGCCGCGGTGGTCGCCCCGGCGGTGGGCAGGAAATTGCCCAGGGCTTTGAGCAGCTCGCCGATGTTGGCGGCCTGGTCGGCATTGATCAGGTGGAGGGCCTGGGCCACGACGGCGATCCCGCCCACGATCGCGGTACCGCCGTAGAAGGCCTTGCGGGTGTCGACTTTGTCCGGCCCGATGAAGTTTCCGATGATGCTCATGGTCAGATTCCCTTCTGAGAGTTGATTGCTGCTGTCAGGACGGCCGGATTGGCCGCCTGGATTTGTTCGATGACCGACCGTGCCGTCGCGTCGCCGGCCGCTGCAGTGGTGCCCAGGAACGTCAGGACAGTCGGGTTGTCGATGGCCAGCTTCACGAGGATGCGGCGGGCCCGGGCGATGGACTCCGGATCGCGGAACTTGCCCTGGCCGGCCGCGGCCCGCAGGATCTTGGCCATGGCGGCGGTGCTGCCGGCGGCAGCGTCCTCTTTGGTGTCGCGTTCGTGCTCGCGCGCGTCGATCGCCTTGACCATGTTCTTGTACGGAATGGCCGGCTCGACGGGCTCGGCGAACAGGGACCAGGAATCGGTGGTTTCATCGGACATCAGTAGCTCCTCGATCGGATCGGTTGGGGTTGTGGGTTGTGCGAGCGCGAGCAGCTGGTCGCCGATCGCCATGCAATTCAGGTAGCGCGTGCGGCGGTCAGCCCAACCGATCGGCATCTCGTCATCGACCCAGCCGTTCACGCAGCGAGACACCGCGAGGATGTCCCCAGCGTCGGCGAAGGCGTTGATCTGGCCGGGCCGGGGGCCGGCGTTAAGCCAGTACCAGGACGCGGCCAGGAACCCCCATCGCGGTTGCTCGACCAACTCGGGTTGTTTGACGAACAGCTCGGGGTCGGTGACGTAACCCTGTGCAGCGCACCACTGCCCGAACTTGCGGTAGTTCGAGGACCACGTCAGTTGGATGGGGCCACGACCGCGGTATATGCGGCGGTCGTCCGACCAGCCGGGGCCGTTGGTCTGGATCTCGGCCATGTAGCGCAGGCCGGCGGATTCGTGGCCGAGCTGGGAGTACCAGGCCGCGGCGCGGTTCAGGGTGTTGATCTGCGCCGCGCGGGTCGCCTCGGCCAGGTGCGGCAGGTATCCGCTCAGCACGGCATTGGACATCTCGGTTGGCGTCATCACCCGGCGCAACAGCGCGATGGCATCGGCCGGTGCGGTGGACACCGGAGTGCCGGCGCCGAACTTCAGGCCGAGCGCACCGAGCGTGGCCGGTCCGGCCACGCCGTCGACCTCCAGGCCGTGGCCGCGCTGGTATGCCATCACCGCTTGCTCGGTACGCGGGCCGAACTCGCCATCTGCGTCCAGGCCGGCGCCCGCAGCGTTGAGCGCCACCTGCAGTTGGCGCACGCGGTCGCCGTACGCCTCGTAGTTGCGGCCCAGGATGACGACCTCCGGGGCCACCGGTGTCCCGTCCTCGACGATCGGGCCGGGGAGGTAGCACCAGGCGGTGGCGTACGGGTTATCGATGGCCAGCGCCGACGGCTGCGTGACCAGGCCCTTGCTGCCACCGGACTCGACACGCATGCCGTCGATCTCGCACCACATGTGCGAGTTCGCGCCACCGCCTGGACCGTGGTGAAGCGCAATCTTCACTGCGGCGTTTGCCGGGATGTCCTGCGGCCGGGCCACGCGGATGGTGCCAAACGGTCCGACGCCCCCGATGTCGATGTAGCGGTAGGACTCGGTGGTCGCGCCCTCGGCCTGGCGGCCGGGCACATACCGACCCAGGGCCATCTCGCACACCGTCTGCACTGCCTCCGAGCAGTCGGTGCCCTGCTTCACGTTGGTCGGCGACAGTGCACCGCCGTAGACGTAGGTGTCGCCCAGCCGGGGACGGATATAGGCCTTCGTCGCTTCGACGTTGGCGCGGGTAACGGTCACTGGCCGGGCTCCGGCTCGACCGGGGTCTCGGTGGCGGCGGGCACCAGCTCGGTCCAGCCCTCGATACGCGGCGCGCGTGGGTAGGAACCACCGCGGTCGAGCGTCATCGCGCCGAAGTCGCCGAGCGCGTTGCCCTCCGGCAGCTTCACCGCGACGGCGCCGAACGTCGGCGAATCCTCCCGCAGATCCTGGTATGTGCGCGGTCGTTCCATCAGTCCTCCTCTGTGGCTGTGAGCGTGTAACCCGCCGCGGCCAGGGCCTCGGCGAAGACTTCGCACCCCGGCACGGACACGAGCGGGGTCATGCCGTTGGACGGGTCACCATCGGCGTCGAGCACCACCGCGTCCGCGTCCGCCCAGAACACATCGGCCGCGTCGGGCAGATGCATTTGCACGATGGGCACCCGGACGCCGAGCATGTTGTGCACCATGTCCGCGCTGAGCCGGGGAATCGTGACGAGCAGATACCGGCCGTCCGAGCATTCGTAGAAGTTCGTCACCGGGCAGAAGTGCGAAACATTCTCTGTGACAAGGGTTGCTGTGGGCATCTGTCCCGCCTACTTGTAGTAGTAGATGACGAGGCCGGGTGCGCCTGGCCCGCCACTGCCGCCGGATCCGGGGGTGCCATTCGCGCCGCCACCGCCGCCACCACCACCGCCGGGGTAGCCGCCGGCCCCGCCATTGCCGCCGCCGTTGAGTGCGACCGACGCGGCGCCACCGCCACCGCCGCCAGCGCCGCCGCATTTGACCGACGCCCCGGCCGATACCGAGTTGCCGGGCGAACCCGAAGACCCGAAAGTCCCCGAGCTGCCACGAGCACCACCGGTAGCGAGAAGTGAAGGCGACCCGGCTGAACCATTCGCGGTGTTGTAATCGCATCCCTTACCGCCAGATCCGGGGATCGATGCAGACGGCGTGTAACCCAGCGGAGTGGACATCCCGCCCTCGGACCCCCACGCCGCGGACTGCGCCAGCACGGCCCCGGTGTGCGGGGTCGCGTTGTGCTCACGCACGTAGGACAGGTTGCCGGCCGTCCCGATCCGCGCATCCAACGCCGCGATACCCGTCAGGTCCACCCGGTGCACGATGTACGAGCCGTGCAGGCCGCCAGCGCCGCCACTCCCGCCGCCGGATGAACCGTTGTTGCCGGTCTGCCCGCCACCGAACATGCCGACGTTGAACTCCGTGGGCAGCGGCGACGGGACCACCCACCCGACCTCATCCGAGGTGATCGTGTGCACGGTGTACCCGTTGATCACCGCATCTTTGATCGCCTCGATGGTGTACGTGACCTCGAACACCGTGCCGGTCGCGCCAGATCCAAACCAGCCGTTGAAGATCCCCTTGAGGACGTCATCGAAGTTGGTGAACAGGGCCGGCAGGTTGAAGATCTTCGACGGGTCCAGGATCGGGATCTGAAAGGGGTCGAGGAACCCGCCGATCAGACGGGCGAAGTAGGTGATGCCATCCCAGATCGCCTCGACGCCGTTGTTGACCGCCTTGATGACGTCGGTCGGTGTCGGGAGATTGAACAGGCGGCCGAGACCGACGAGCGCACTGTTGATCGGGCCGCCGGCCTTCCGCGCCGTGTCATCGACACTCTCGAAGTCCAGCAGGTTCCGAAGCGGCGACCGATCGTTGTCGGGCCGCCGACGATCCCACGTCATGTCAGGACACCGGGAACTGCAGCAGCCGCACCTGCGACTGTGGCTTCGTGAACTTCCACGAGCCCGTGCCACCCTTCTTGTGCCCGAACACGTATAGCGTCTTCGCCTGGCCCGCGGGGACGCGCCCGGTCGCTGACTCCGGGCCGACCGCGCGCGTCGGATCTTCGGTGTCGGAGAAGTGCGGGTGGATGTGCGACACCGTCAACGAGTCCAGGGTTGCGGGGTCATACCGACCCAGTCCGCACAGCGGCTCGTTCTCGCCCGTGCTGGCCCCGGTATCACCGATCCGGATCTCCATCTCAACCTGAGCGGACGACGGAGACAGGATGTTCGGGCTGTAGCGCGACCAAGCCAGGTGCCCGCTCAGGTCGGGGTACCAGGCGTAGGGCAGCGGATCGAGATCCAGCGACGCCAACAGCTGGCGGCCCGCGTTGCCCTGGTATTCCGTGAAGTTCGCTTCCGGAATCGTGACCATGGTGGCCGCGGTCGGAGACAGATCGCCGGGCTTGAACTTGCCGAGGTCGTCGGACCAGACGATCCCCTGGCCGTCCTGCGGCGGCAGGGTGTTGTCGTAGTCCGGTGCGCCGCGCAGGATCGTCGACGGGCCCACCGGTCCGCGCAGCTTCTCGGACGGGAACTGGATGTTGAACCACGGCGCGACCAGCGTGCCGGCCGGGATCACGTTGATAGTGCCGTCGTCCGGGTCGGTGGTCTCGCGGAAGCTGGCCGTGAAGTTCACATCCGGGGTGATGCCGCGCGGGCCCGGAATGCCGGCGTCCACGGCCTTGTAGCTGCCGTCTGTGCCGATCGAGTCGACGTAGACATACCAGGTGGTGCCGATGATCCACGCGCGGCCGTTGTCGGTCTCGTTGAGCGTGGTGACGTCGGGCAGATCCCCGATGGTGGCCACCGACGAGTCCCACTGCACATCCATGACCGGCATCGGCTCACCGGGGTCACCCTTCGGTCCGATGAACACGTCCAGGAGCAGCTCACCCTCACCGTTGACGACGGTGAACGTGCCACCAACCCGGCGGGGATCGCCCGCCTGTCGCGGCATACCCCAGAACCCCAGCCGCACATCAGCATTGCCGATGAACGTGGGTTCACCGAGTGGAATGGTCATGCCCCACCGCCCTTCTTGTCGTCGTCGGGTTCGGTGGTGTCCACCGTGAATTCCTTCGCGATCTGCTGAAGCAGCAAGTCGCGCACCGGGCCCGGCAGCTGTTCGTCGAGCTGCTCGCGCGCCCGGGCCGCCAAACGCTCGACCTCTGCCGGATCGACGTCACGCTTCGGCGGCTCGTCGAACTCAGACTTGAGTCGCCAGTTGATGAGCCGGAACATGCCGGCGTCGTCCTCGTCGACGTCGGGCCAGATATAGGCCTTCTCGGCGGGCGGTTCGTCGCCGTGGCCGCACATCGCCAGATGAAAGGCCAGGTTGGCGATCGAGCCCTCGTCGATCATCATCGCGACACCGGACGGGCCGACAGGATCGGTCATCGCGTCGCGCAGCCGGTCGACCCGTTCGAGGAACTCGGGGAGATCCATCTTGGGGATGGCATTCACGTACGGGAACGTGTTCGGGTTGATCAGATCCGCTGACTGTTGGTACGGCATTTAGAACATGTCTCCTGATCCGGCGAGTAGGGCTGCGAAGTTGGCGACGTTCGCGATGGCCGAAAACCCCTGCGCCAGCGGGTCTTCTTCGCGGGAGTCGTCGCCGAATGACAAGGTGGGGCGGTTGGATCCCTTGCGGGTGCCGCCGCGCTTGACCGCCATGATCTGGTCGGTGTAGAGCACGTGGCGGCGTTCGGCCGAGCAGCGCGAGCCCAGGCGGACGTCTTCGCCGAGCACGTACGGTGAGCCGTCGCCGACGTCGAACTTGAATGACGTGTAAGGCCTGGTCTTCCACCAGCCCTCGCGCAGCGTCATGACCGAGCTGATGGTGAATGCGGACCCGGACCCGACCTCGAAGTACTCATTGAATCCGTACGGGCCAACCTCATCGGTACGGCGCGGGTCAACGAATGCGATGAAGGCGAGCAGGGTGTCGTCGAGCTGACCCTGGTACAGGTTGTCCAAACCCTCGGTGCCTGTTGCCTGAGTTCCGAGGATCACATTCGCCAATTGGCTTATCCCATAACGGATTGCGAATGTGATGGCCATATTCACCCACTGGGGTGATTTGCCGCCCGTGAGAATCCGAAGTGCTCGGCTCTTGTGGATCACCATCGTGCGTTTCTCGGCGCCGCCATAGCCGACGTCGCGGTACACGAACGGGGGCCGCTTGGGCGCGACACCGAGGATCTTTCGGATGAACGGGTCGGTGACGCCGTCGCCGTCTGCGTCGACGTTGATCAGCGATTCGGTGATCAGGTCATCGGCGGTGGCCGCGAACAGGTTCAGCAGGCCGTCGATCGCTGTGCCTGTGGGGCCGCCGACGCCGGACTGGTCCTCGAAGGACAGGATCACGCACGCGCGGGTGGGCTTGAGCTTCTCGGCCAGATCCGGGCCAAACACGGTGTACGGTGCCGGATCTCCCGGCAGCCATGTGTACGCGTGGCAGATGACGCCCGCGTCCTTCATGACCGGCGTCAGGATCGTCTTGGCGTCCTTCCACCTGGCGCCGAACGTCACCCAACGCGACTGATCGAACACCGGATTGACCGGCATCACCTGGACGGGCCAGTTCAGCGGCGAGATGTTCTCCAGCCACGTCTGCGGCGAGAACACCCGGCGCGGGATCGGCGACCAACCGTTGAGCGTGTAGATACGCGCGAGGTTGATCATCGTCGCGGTGGCGCACGCGGTGACACAGCTGCCGCCCCAGAGGAACATCTTCGGGATCTGCACGGCCTCGGGAAGCAGAGGCATCGCAGCCAGGTAGATATGCTCCAGGTGCTTCCGGTTCGATACGACGTTGAGCGTTGTGCGCGTGGGCTTTCCGCGCTCCTCGACGTCCTCGATCGTGTCGACCTTGCCGCCCCACCGGTTCTTGAAATCGGTGGGCTTCTCCGGGTCCGGGTCGATCGTGACGTGCAGGTCCTCGGCTGGCCTCGTCTTGAAGACGATGATTTCGCGCAGCCAGTCGTTGTCCTTGCCGACGATCTCGATATGGCTCATGCCGTCGTCGTGGGCCAGCTCCTCGCAATCCCACGATTCCGGAATCTCGATGCGCGCCAAGAACTTGTGGTTCTTGTCCCACACCCGGATCAGCGGCTTCGGGATCTTCCGCGTCAGGTAGGCGTGGCGGCGATCGAACAGATGGTGTTCCATCTGCGCGAACTCGGTGGCGCTCAGCACCACGCCCCCAACGGGTAATGCCCGCCGTCCCAGTGTGGGAGGCGGGTGGCGGCAGCGACCACTTAGCTGATCGCCCTCTCAAACCGCTGCGGCAGACGCACGGACACCCGCGCCCCGACCTGTGAGTGGTAGATCGGCAGCGTCGCAACGGTGTTCGCCGGAATCGGCTGCGTGAAACCCTGCCCGTCGAAGCGCTCCAGCACGGTCTCGGTGGACGATTGGCCGATATCGATGCCCAGCCACTTGAGCAGCTCGGCGTTGTCGAGAATGTTCAGCATCCAGTTCTGGACGGGGTCCTTCTCGCTGATCGCGATGCGGTGCGACGGGTCGGTGTCGATCAGGCACGTCTCACCCGCGTACAGGCGCGGGACGCGGATCATACGACCGGACAGTCCATCTGGAAGCCAGCACCGGCCCGGAGCAGACACCACGTAGACCGGCCACGTCGGGATCGTCGAGGCGTTCGCGACGATGATCTTGCCGGCCTTGACCGGAATCTTCGGGGCCAGCTGCCCGCTGTCCCGCTTCACATACATCGTCGGATCGGACTGGCGCACCACCCACGGATCCGGCCGGCGGTCAGGCTGGCGCCACCGCGGCTCACCGTCAGCGGCCAGCAGAATGTCCCACTCCTGCATGTTGCCGCCGTTGACCGTGGGATCGACCTCGAGCGGTGTTTCGACCTTGTCGAGGAGCTGCATCGGCAGGTAGTACTCGCCACCCCAGCGGGTGAACGGGCAGAACCATCCCGGGATATCGCCGGTCATTCCGTCCCACCACAGCGATTCGGTGTCGAACCACCCGTACTCGGTGTCCGACATCGTCATCACGCGCATGCTGATCTCGCGGCGCTCGTCGACGATGCGCTCGAACCGGGGTGGCCCGTACGCGGGTTCGGACCAGACGCTGGTGAACGGGACGTGCACCATGCCGGAGATGGGGCCGGTGATGATGACGCCCTGGGCGCCCTCGTTGTAGCCGCCGATATCCCAGACGCGATCGTTGCAGCCGATCCATTTGATGTTGATGCCGTTGGCGGCGCGGTGGGCGGGGACGTCGCGCCAGCGCGGCCGGGTCACGGGTGCGGTCATTGGATCGGGATCCTCGGGATGGCGCGCTGCTGATTGCGCTGCTGTCGCTTATCGATCTCGTCGGCCGACCAGCCGACATTGCCGGAGATGTTCGTCGAGGCGTCGATGGTCACCGGGGCGGGACCGGGTGCGCCGGGGCCGCCGGGGCCGATGTGCTGGTCACCGGGGGGCATGGGCGGCACCGCGACGTCAGGTACGCCGAACGGGGACGGGGACGTGCCCAGCGCATCGCCCAGTAGGCCGCCTGGTGTCCATTCTCCGGACTGGTACTGCGATGCCAGGGGGATGATCGTGCCCAGCAGCGCGTCGGCGGCCTGCACCGGAAACAGGCTCGCCAGATCGGGCAGCCAGTCGCCGAAGCCGAACGTCTCTTTGAGGAACGAGCCGGCGATGCTGCCCAGGCCGCCGAGGTCCGAATTGCCGCGGCCCCCGCCCTTCTTCTTGGCTTCCTTGGCCGCGGTGAACTTGCCCTTCGAGGTCTCGGCCGCGTCGGTCTTCGCATCGTCTGCTTCGCGGCGGGCCTTGGCGGCGTCCGTCTTGGCGTTCTCGACGGCGTTCTGAGCGCTCAGCTGCTGTGACTCGGACGCATCGGCGTCCAGCTCGGCCAGCCGAGCCTCGGCCTGCGCCACCGCCTGGTCCGCGCGCTTGACCCGCTCGTTCGCATCGTCGATCGCCTGCTGGGCCTGCCGGATCGCCTTGGGGTCCTGCTCGTAGTACCCGGGCTCGCCGTCCTCGTTGTAACCCGGCGTGCCCTTGCCGGGCTCGTAGTTGGCGCCGAATGCGCTGACCTTGCCGGGGTTCTGGCTGGCGGTTGTGCCGGGCAGGGACGTGGTGGCGCTGGCCGTCCGGTATGTCGATGCCGGCGCGCCGGTGTCCTTGCCGCCCGGCTCGACGTGCACGTGGACGTGATCCAGGTGGTTCGCCGTCGACCCGCCGCGGTCATCCATCGGCGTCGAGGAACCGTCCGGGTTCCACTGCCGCTGCTGCCACAACACGTAATCCACGCCCGGCTGCTTCAGCGCTTCGGCCGCGACCTGATCGCCATAGGCCTTGCCCTCCGGGGTATTCCAGTTCGGAATCATCACGTCGATCGCCTTGCCCGAGGGGTGCTCATTCGGGAAGTTGGGATCAGCGCGGTATCCGCCGATATCGCTGATCTCCGTGAACTTCGACGCAATGTCGTCCTTGACCGCGACGGTCTGCGGCAGCAGGCCGGAGTCGCTACCCACCTTGCGTGGAACACCACCTGGGCCACCGGCTGCGGCGATCTGCAGATTCAATCCCGCACCGCGGCCGCCACCGCCAGGGATAAGCGGCGGCAGACCTGGCAGCTGGCCCGTGGGGGCAGCGCCGGGCAGGAGGTTCCCGGGGCTGAGCGCGTCGGTTCCCGGCGCCATGATCGACGGCGGGCCAACCGGCTGGCCCGTGACCCACGCGGGGATTGGCGTGTCCGACAGGCCAGCGATTTCCTTCTTCAGGCCCTTGACGTTGTCCCACGCGGTGCCCGCCGCGGTGCCGATGCTGTCGACGGAAGTGCTGAGCTCGTCGTTGTGGCCGGCCGCGTTCTTCGCCTCGTCGCCGATCTCGTGGAGACCGTCGCGCAGCTTCTGGGGATCGAAGTCGCGCATCGCTTGGCCTGCCTTGTCGAGGCTTTCACCCCAGCCGTAGGCCTCCTGAGCCTGCTTGCGCAGCTCGCGCGCGGTGTCATCATCACCACGGATCTCGGCTTGCCAGGCCTGGAAATCGAGCATCGCGCCCTCGATATCGCCGAACGGTTCGATGAACTGACCGAGGCCCTGCGAGAGCTGGCCCACCCCGTCAAGCACGAAGTCGGCCGCGGTGATCGCGGCGTCACCCAACCCGATGAAGAAGTCGATGACCTCGGACTTATGGTTCGACACCCAGTCCGCCAGCTCTTCGAGCTTCTCGTTCACGCCGTCGAATACGTCGCCCGCCAACGGCTTGAGGGCATCGGATACTTCGTTCTTGAGGGTCTGCCACCGCTCCGACCAGTCCGCGGTGTCATCCGAGACGTCGTTGATGTCCAAACCGGTCTGCGACAACGAATCCGACAGCGACTGCACGTCGAGGTTGCCCGACTTGATCGCGTCGAAGAAGTTGACGCCGCCCTTCGCGCCGAACACCTTGTTGGCCAGGTTTTGCGCGCCCACCTCGTTGCCGGCCGAGATCAGTTTGCCGATCTCAGAAACGGTGTCCCGCAGGCCCTCCGATGCCGATTTGCCATCCTTCGCGAAGGCCGCTGACCCCTTGGTCAGACCCGCCAGCATCTTGTCGGCGTCCAGGCCGGCATCCTCGAATGTGGAGACCAGCGCGGCCGACTCGCCGAAGTTCAGGCCCAGCGCCCGGAGCGCGGCGCCACCCTTCACGACAGAGCCGGTCAGGTCGTCAATCTGTAGGCCGCTGCGGGTGGACGCCTCGTACAGCGAGTTGAGTGCGGCGGGCTGGTCGGCCACGTCCACGCCGAACGCGCGAAAAGCCTTGCCCAGATCCCGAATGTTGACCTCTTGGCCCATCCGCTGCAGGTTGGCCAGGCGCGAGGTCACCTCCTCCAGTGGCTGGCCGGTCAGGTGCAGGTTGCGGGTCACCTCGGCCGCGACGTCACCGATCTCGCCGAACGTCGATGGCACGTTCGTGGTGCCCAGCCGTTCGACAGAGGTCATCAGCTCATCGAGCGCATCACCGGTCAGCCCGGTCTTGGTCTGAAGGTTGTCCGACAGATCGTCGAATTCCGAGCCCAGCTCGTAGAGCCGGTTGCCGACTGTGAGCACGCCAGCCCCCAGCGCCGTGATGCCGGCCAGCGCGGCACCGGCCGCGACAGCCCCGGCGCTGGCCATGGCTGCACCCGCACCGGACGCCAGACCGGACAGGCTCCCGAATCGGCCGCCGAGATCGTCGGTGCCGTCTGCGAGGCGCCGTTGCGCGCTCTCCAGCCCCTTGTGGGAGTCTTCGGCTTCACGCGTGGCCCGGGCGGAATCGCGACGGGCCTTGGCCAGCCGTTCCTCGGCCGCGGTGATCTGGTCGGACTTGCCAGCCGCGCGAGCCTTGGCCAGCTTCTCCTCTTCGACGCGGACCTTGCCAACCGCGTCAGAGGCCTTGTCGCGCAGCTTCTCGTAGGCCTTCGATGCCGACTCGACCTCACGCTCAAGCGCTTTCAGCCCGTCACCAGCACCGCGAGAGATCTCCGTCGTCGCCTGCTTACCAAGCGACCCGAAGACCTTCGAGAACTTCGACTCGACCTGCTTGTCGATCCCCTCGAAGGACGCGATGACCGGCAGCGTGTAGTACTCGCCGAGATCGTTATCGGCCATTTACAGCGCGCATTCCTTGGCCACAGTCGTCAGCAGGATCCCGAGGAACTCCTTCAACTCGCGCTTGCTGGAGGTGGTCGTCAAGCGCTCCCACTTCTTCACGCCGACGAGCTGCTCGGCGAACTTGAACCAATCGACCAGCAGCCCCGTCGTGGTGGCCTGCACGCGAGCAATCCACGTCGGCGACTCCCAGTCCTCGGAGTCCTGCGCGAACGTGAACTTCTGGCCTTTGAATTCGACCGTGACAGTTTCCGGTGTCGGGTCGGCGGTCTTCTCATCCTTGGGCATGGGCTGTCTCCTCTTGTTGGGCTCGAAGGGCATTCGCGCGAGCACTGCTGAGCGCGGTGGTCTTCTGCTGCGCCGCGCGGCGCTTATCCATCCGCGCCTTGTGGGCTGCCTGGTCGTTCTCGGCCTTGGCTGTGGCCGCGTCACGCGCCTTCTTCTCGGCCGCCGTCATCGGCCGGGACGGATGCCGGCGCTTGGCGAACAGCTCGAACAGATCCATCAGCACTAGATCGGTGTTCGAGTAGTGCAACCGGCCGTTGTTCATCGCGATCGCCAGCGCCGAATCGACCGGCAGATTGGACAGGCGTTCGTGGATCTGCCGCAGGGTCAGCTTGCGCTGGCCCCGGCGGGTGAATCGCCACCGATCGCGGTAGTCGATGTGCCAGAACCGGTTCAGGTCAGATTCGACCTTGCCGGGCCACTGGTCGATCAGGTTGAGCAGACGGGGGATGCCGCCGAATGCGATATCGGTCGCGACGTCGTCATCCCCGGGGACACCGACAGCGGCGGCGAACGCATTCGATGCGGGGACCAGATGGCGCTTCTTCGGGCTGACCGCCACGAACGCCGGCCACTGCGCGCCGAGCAGCTCACGCAGCGCGAAGACGAGCAATTTCTGGTCGACCACGATCTGTTTGGTGGTGGTGTTCAGGAGCCGGCAGCGGCGGATGTCGTCGAGCGGCCAGCGGTCGAGGTCGAGCGGGACCAGGAACTCGTGGCCGCGGTAGTCCGCGGTGACGAATTCCTGGCCCGCTGCTTCGGCCTCTACGGGGTTACGCGTCACCGACCGGCGGCACGTCGGTCACCGGGGTCTCGGCGGCCTTGCCAGCGGTCTTGCCGGCGGCCTTTGCGGGGGCCTTCTCCGGCTTCTCGTCCTCGACCTTGGCGACCTCGGTCACCGTGTCGCTGGTCTCCGGCGCCTGGCCCTCGACGTCGTCCTCGACCACCTCGGCGGCAGCGACTTCGGGCTCGTCCTCGACCCGCTTCGCCACGCCCTTGATGTCGACGAACGACTTCGCCGACTCCGGGTCGACCCACACCTGCTCACCGGTCCGGCGCTTCGGCTCGCCGAGCTCATCGAACGTGTCCTCGGTGAACTCGACGAGGACACGACCGCGCCGCTTGTGGATACCGCTCATGCCGGGATTCCTTCCTGAATGGTCCAGATATCGGTTCCGGACGGGGTGAGCGTGACCTGCACATCACGCCCCTTGACGTCCTCGGTCTTGTCGTCCTTGGGCACCCAGAACGTCGCCTTCTTCTTCGAGATCCGGCGCTCCAGGTACCCGTCCTCGTGCACGAACTCCAGTGCCACGTAGGTCATCACCGGCCGCGGAACCTTGCCCGGCCGGACCAGGATGGTCGTCGCCTCGTTGTCCTCGTAGAGGTTGAAGTTCAGCGTCGACTTCGGGTTCTTGAACCGCTCCAGCACGACGCCCTGCTGCCAGGTGTCGACGTCGGCGCGGTTGATATCGCGCGGCATCTCAGCACCCGGGTCGCCCTTCATCAGGCCGCCCGGCAGCCACGCCGCATGCAGCGCAGCATCGATATCGGCGGGGACGTGAGTCCCCTCCACGAAAACCACATCCGGATCGAAGACGAACACGTCACCGGTCTGCAGAATCGCGATATTGCTGGCGTCACCAGCCATAGCAATCTCCTTGTCTTGAAAGGGTTTATGCGGTTTGTCTCACGATGACCGGCACCGTGATCGACGCCAACATGGCGCCTGTCTCCTTGTCCTTCGTGATGAGCGGGACCGAGACGCTTTCGATCCGGGCAATGCCCGGTTTGTTGGCCACGACGAACTCCACGGCGTCGACGACCGTCTGACGGGCCACGGTGCGGCCAGTCGCGTAACTGGTCAGCCGCAGCACCGTCAAGTACGGAGTCGCCTTCGCCATCCACGCGCCGCTTAGCACCGCGGGCCCACCGTCGTCAGCCACCAGCACCACCGGCGTCCCAGCGACCACGTCGAACGTGGCGGGGACTTCCAGCGTCGCGTCGAACGGCGTAGGGGCCGCGCGCAGAGCGTCTTTCACACCCCGCACGTAATCCGGAATCATCCCGGCGTCAGCCCCGCGGCCCCGGCCGCCCGAGTCGCCACACCATCACGTGCCTGCGCATCCGCCGGCACTTTGATCCCCACCACGAACCGGTCGGTCTCGTACTCCTCGATCTCCGCGCCCGGGATCTGCGCCGCCACCCGCGCGCCCGCCGCGCGTAGCGCCGCCTGCAGCCCCGGGCTCTTCTTCAGGATGTGCTCGACGGTCTTCGCGTTGCGCTTGAACCCCGGCTTGGGTGCCATCAGGACTTACCCCGCGCCGAATGACACAGCACAACCACGCCGCCCTGGCCTCCGGAGTTCCACTCCTGCAGCCGGCCGGCGCAATCTCGGCCACGGACCAGGATCCGGAAGTTATCGGTGAGCGCCTCGACCGTTGACTGGTAGTCCGACGTGTCTGGGATACGGCGCCGCAGCGGCAGATACGCAGTGAATTCCACCGAGTCCAAGTCGCCGCCGACACCGAAGCGCAGCAGCGTGTTTCCTGGCGCGACCTCCAGGGCGAACAGATCGAACGGGGTGCCGGCGGGCTGCGGGTCGCCGTCAGTGTTACGTCCGGCCTGCGGAGTGATCGTGACAAGCTCGCTCACGCCGATCTCTCCAGCCGGAACGGAGCGAGCCACGCGCGCTCTTGGTCGGTCCAGCCGCCAGCGGCCTTCTCGATGTCGTACTGGAATGGGCCAATCACGCGGGCCCGGCCGCCTGACGGTGCGTATGAAGCGCGGTCGATCAGCGACAGCACCGCGGCGTTGAAATCGTCAGCATTGTCGTAGCCGTGGGTCATCTTCACGACCAGGCCGCTGAAGCGAGCCGTCCAGCACGCGCCGGACCGCTTCCGGACCATGCCCTTGCCCGATACTTCGAGGTCGGCCAGCACGAGATCCGTACCGTCCTCGGTGATCTGAGTCAGCTCGTCGAGCCGGAGAGTCGGCAGCGTGAGCAACCGACCCCCCGGCCCATCGAGCGTGACCTCGTCCGCCTCTATGACCGGCGAGACATGCCAACCGCAAAACCGTCGAGCAGCAGCGACCCCGTGGGCCAGCAGCCGCAACGTCTCCAGATCGTCACGGTGCAGGCGTCCCTGGGTGTACCGCTCGACGGCAGCGGCGTCTAGATCAGGCATCAGGCCTGAGCGCCCCCAGTAGCCGCGGCGCCGAGCGCTTCGGCCGCCACAGCAGCCTGCCGCGCGGACGGCCCACCACTTTTGCTCTCCGCTGCCGCGCTTTTGTTTTCGGGCGTGGCGCTCTTGTTCGCAGGGCGCTTCGACTTCGGCGCAACCCGCTTCACGGCATCGCCGTAGGTCTCGGCGTCCTCATCCGAGAGCTGCACGGTGGTTTCACCGTGCCGCGTGGTCAGCGTGTATTCCTTCATGACGTCTCCTTCAGCTCGAACGTTGGGTAGTCGGAACGTTCTGTGGCGCGCCAGGACTCATGCCCCGGCGCGCCACAGAAACGCGGGAATCAGCGGGACTAGGCCGTCCAGTCCAGTGCGACCTTGCAGAAGCCCAGCGGCTTACGCACGGCCAGCGCACGACGGACCTCGGCACGGATCGTCACCAGGTTGTTGGTGAAGTTCGACGCGTGCTGAGTTGCCGCCTCCACACGAACACCGCCCTTGCGGTAGGCCGTCGCCGCCAGCTTCCACGAGCCGACCGCGACCGTCCCCTCCGCGATGGCTGGGGTGACCACCGTCTTCTGCGCCCACAGCGGCGGTTGCAGCACCAGTCCGTCGTTGGCGTACTGGCCGGCGAACGGACCACCGCCGTAGTACTGCTGGTTGCCGTCCTTGGTCAGACGGAACCGCTGGTAGTCGTTCGGGTGGATTACCAGCCCGTCGACCGGCAGCTGCCCGTTGGTCTCGACCTTCGTCATCCCGCGGAACACCGCGTCGAAGTTGTCGTCGGGACCGGCCGAGGCCTCGGTCTGCAGCCCAGATCGGTTCAGCACACCGAGCAGATTCTGACCGGTGCCATTGCCGTTGAGCAGCTGCTGTTCCTGCATATACGCCAGCTCGTAGAGCAGCCGGGTATCGATTTCCGTCTTCAGGAAATCGGCGTCCTCCAGAAACTCGTCGGTCAGCGTGATGAAACCGGCGATCTTCTTCAGGGCGTCCGTCTTCTGAGTGGGGTTCAGGAAATGCATCTGCGGCTTCGCTCCACCTTCGGCGACAGTCGCAAACCCGCCCTCCAGCGCGGACTCCACCAGATAGCTGATCGCGTTGCCCGAGATCGGGCCCTGCGCGAGCAGATCGTCGATCGTCAGTCGGACGCGCGGAGCCTGGACGATCGTGCGATCGAAGTCCGTCAGGTACGGCACGCCCTCGGTCCAGCCGCCCACGACGTGGTTGTCAGCGGCAGCCTTCCGCCCCGTGAAGTCTGGCGCACCCACCGTGACGTTGGACAAGCCCTTCTTTGCGACCAGGCTCTCGTGCGCGTGCTTGACGAAGTGCTCACCCAGCGACTTCGCACCCACCTGGTCGCCACCGCCACCCGGGATGTCGCCCGGGGCGTCGGCTGCCATTGCATCGAGCGCGGCCAGTGTCGCCGCAGACTTCTCGCCCGCGGCGATCTGCTCCTTGAGCGTGGTGATCTCGGCCATCTTGCCGTCGAGATCGGTCTGCTCGTCGGTGGTCAGATCACGGTTCTCGGTCTTCGCCTTTTCCGCAATTCCTCGCGCGTCCTTGATCAGCGCTGCGAGTCTTTCCTTGGGATTCATCCCATTGCCTTTCTTAGATGGATTCGAGTTCGAGCAGCGCCAGGTAGACGGACGGACTCGGCATGGTCGTGACGGACTTCGAGTCAGTCGACGACGGCTCCTTACCGCTGGTCTCGTCCTGGTCTTCTTCGTCTCCGTCTCCGGAATCATCGGAGGGGAGAACATCTTTGAGCGCGGTCACAATCTCTTCGGCCTGGGCCAGCGCACCGCGGAGCGCTTCTTCGTTCTTCGACGACAGGGCTCGGCCAGCCTTCGTCTGCAGGGCGCCGGTCGCCGCCTTGACCGCGAGAATCTCGGTCTCCTGGTTGGCGCCGATCTGCACCAGGCTGATCTCGAACAGATCAACCTCGTCGATGCGGAAGTACGGTTCCTTGTCGGCGTTCTCTTCACCCCGGGGGATGACATACTCGCCCTTGGTGATCCGATAGCTATAAGACAGCTGGCGGACACGCCCGCCTTTGATCAGTCGGTACGCCTGCGGCCCCTTCGGACCTTCCAAGTCGATACGCCCCTTGACCAGCAGGCCGTGCTCATCGACCTCGGCCGAGGGGAAGTCGCCCAGGTTCATATCCGGATCGGAGGTGTTGTGTCCCCACAACATCGGCAGCAGGTTGTCGCTCGACTTCCACTCCGCCAGCGTCTTGTCAAAAGCGGTCGGCTCTACCACGTCGCCGTCGAGGTCTTTGACGCCGAACACCGATGCGTACGCGAGGAATTCGCCCTCTTCGAGACCCGCGTTGTCACCGTCTGCGGCCTTGGCCTTCAGAGGCTTGACGGTAAGCGACTTGGTGACGATATCGCCGATACGATGCTTCACTGTCTTCTCCTCAGACCTTCAGATGCATTCCGTTGAGACCCAGGCTCTTTGCGTCGTCGCCTTCGTCGTCTTCTTCTCCGGGCTTCGGTTTCGGCTTGCGCTTTCCATCGCCCCCGTCCGGCTCTGCCGGAATCGGATCCTGATCGCCGTTTTCCGTCAGATTCAGCGGCAGAATCAACTCGTCGCCACCCTCGATACGTGGCATGTTCAGTCGCGCGCGAGCCTCATTGCGCAGCATGTACGGCCCGCCGACCGCCTTTTGCAACATGTCGGCTTGCTCCTCGAACGAGCCCGCCAATTTGGTTTGAAGATTGAACTCGCAGTAGACCTTTGTCCGATCCGCCATCTTGGGGACCAGCCTCTTGTTTATCCGCTGCGTGATCCGCTCAATCTCGGGGCCGAGGTTGTCGCCGTAGAGCGCCTTGCGAAACTCCTTGACGTTCGAGTAGTTCGCGTTGTCCAGTATGCCGACCATTGTCGGGTTGATGAAGTACACCTGAGCGCACGTCTCCAGCGACAGCTTCGCCGCCTCGACGTACTGATTCTCCTTGGCGTTGAACGCAATCTGTTTGAGCTCCATACCATCTTCAAGCAACGGCGTGCCGCCGGCATTTGACGCGCTGTCACCGGAGTACGCGTCCCGCCATTGCTCCAGGAAACGCGTACGCGGCGACGGCTGGTCCGGGCCTGCGCCGCTGTTCCACTGCGGTGCAGTCGCAGGGCGTGTCAGGTAGGTTCCGACTCTGCCACCACGCTTCCACATCTGATCGCGGAACACCTGGGCGTGAATCTGCTCAGCCAGGATTGCCTTCAACGCATGAACGGGAGATACTCCCGAGCGCGGATCAACGGGATTCCAGCCGCGGAAGACGACCATCTCGTCGGCCGGAATCCGGGTCCATTGCCCAGATACGTTGGGGAGAGCCACTTTATAGAATTGGACGCCGAACGCTGTAGCGCCCTCAGTGCCGATGACCCAGGTCGTCGGAATGTGCCGGATCACCCAACCTGACGGCGCATTATTGTCGCGACCGACGTACCAATAGGTTTCGTCGTACAGCATCCGCGAGGCCACCGTCGCCTCGATCAGATCGAACTGCGTCATGTCTTCGTTCGGCTCGTCGAGGAGTTCCGCCAGTGGGCCGGTCCGAAGGCGATTTCGGCCGTCCTCAGCGTCGCGCTCGAAGACATGGATTCCCAGATGAGCGATGTTCCGCGAGACGAAACCGACCACTGTGCGCAAATGCGGCTGCTCGCGCCACAGCTTTTCCACCGGCTGGTGCATCACTCCGGTCAGGTACTCGTCCAGGCTCATCCCCTCAGGGATGAGCTCATAGACCGGCCTGACCGGCATCGATACACCTGGATCACCAGATGGCTTAGGGCCATAGCCCAGCCAAGACGCTAGGCCCACTGGCCGGCCTCACAGCGCGGCATAGTCACTATCCTCACTCGCACGCGCCCCTCCCACTTTTGTCGTTTTGAATGTCACAAGATTGCGAGATCGCCGCTGCTATAGGCCGATTCCTGCACAGGCTCGGGCGTTTTCATTGCGCCCCACGTCGCCTGCACAATGCAGACCGCCGCCGAGCAGTCGTTCTTCTTTCGATCCATCACCCATGCATCCCCCAGCGACTTCGCCTGCGCAACGGCCGCCGCCTCGTCGAGCGCCGGTGACGGCCGATGCTTCACGCGGTGCTGGGTCAGCAGGTCGTAGTAGTCGCCGTAGGCCTTCGTCAGGTCCGGGCCGCCAAGCTCGACGACCGGGATCCCTGCCTTCTGCAGGGTTTCGATCTGCCCGGACGCCGGAGCGCCGCGGGCCTGAATCACCACACCCTTGAATCGGCTGCGGTACTTCTTGCCGTCCGCCCCGATGATGGGACCGGTCTCGTCCTCGATCAGCCGCTTCGGATCGAGGAACCACGGCAAAACCCAGTCCGTCCCGCGCGCCGCGGCGACCAGCTCGTTGTGCCAGTTACCGTCACCGCGCTCGGCCGTCACTCCGACGTAGGACTTCGTCCGCTCGTAGTTGACGTCCACCGATGCCCACACATCGGCGTCGGCTCGGCGCCGCGAGTTCTTGTCGGTGGTCTCGCGCCAGTCGGCCGCCGGCAGAACGCCAGGCTGCAGCGCGCTGACCCACATGCACAGGTACTCGGTCTTGAACCCGGCAATGTTGTCCGGCTCGGCCTCTTCGAGCTTTCCGTACAGCCGTTCCTCGTCGAAGTCAGGCAGATATCCCATGGCCGGATTGGCCATCGGCCAGAACTCCGGGTCATCGAACTCGACATCGTCAGGCACCGAGTACTCGAACAGGCCGATCTTCGTCCGGGCCGTCTCACCGACCTGGATCTTCGCCGTCGCGCCGTCACGCAGCGACCGCAGCACCACCGAGGTCGCGTCTCCGGCATTCGATGCGCCGACGACCAGCGACCGCGGGCGGGCCTGCGTGGTCGGCGTGATCGCATTCCACGCCAGCCAGTTCTGGTGCTCGCGCAGCTCGTCGAGCATGGCCAGATCCACCGACAACGACCGGCCGCCCTTGCGAGTTGCCGGCGTCGTCCGCCACTCGCGGGGATTCTCCGCGCCCGCCAAACCCAGCGGCTCCAACCCCTGCGCCCGCCGCCAGTCGTTGACCGACTTCAGGATCATGCGGTGCTTGCCGTTGGTCTGCGAGTAGCGACGATATTCGCGTCGCAGCAGCCGATTTGACTTCACATCGGCAACCGCTTCGGACAACGTCTTCTCGGCCAAGTCCAGGTTCTGCGCCGTGATCAGCACCTGCTCGGCGCCGTCCATGTACAGCTTCCACAGCCCCAGCCCCTTCAGCCACTGGGTCTTTCCGTTCTGCCTGGCTATCAGCACGATCAGCGTCTGGAAGCGGAACCCGGTGCCCGCCAGGTTCTTCTCCAGCGCGTGGATATAGAGCCACTTCTGGTACGGGATCAGCACCCACCGCAACACGTTCTCCAGGAACGCGATGCACTCGAAACCCCACGAGGTGTCGGGGTTCAGCCCGCAGCCGCACAAGCACCCGTCGATCCGGTCTGTGTCGCAGTTCTCGGGCAGCGGCGGGGTGTAGACCCGCGCCTTGGTGTGACCCTTACGCGCCGTTGCGTGCGGCGCGGAGCTGGGAGAGCTCATCCCGTGGACCGTCGTCCTGGTCCTCGTCACCGCCGCCGGGATTGGCGGTCGGAGTCGGCGCCGGCAACCGGGGATCCGGTGTCATCTCTTCGGCGACCTCGAACAGTCGCGCGTGCCGCGCCAGCATCCGCTCGCACAACTCGGCCGCACGCTGATTGCCGCCCTCGGCCCGGGCCCACTGCTGCTGGTACAGCCGCTCGAACCGCTCCAGGTAGATCGCCAGCGCCTCGTCGGTCAGCGTGAGCCGGCGCTTCGCCGCCGCGGCCAGACCCGCCTTGACGATGTCCTCGACCCGGCGCGCCGTCAACGAAACTTCGGCCGCGATTTCCCGGTAGTTCGCACCACCAAGAAACCGGCTCAAGACCAGGTCATCACGCTCAGCGCGCTCGGCCGCCTTCACGCCGAATCCGAACTTTCGGCCGGGGGGAGAGAACCACTACCTCGGCGGAGTGGTCCGTGGTCGTCAGGGCCAGCGATCTGGACCCCCCTATGCCCCTCAGGGTGGCCTGTGAGCGTCCAGGTGACTCCATCGGGGCCTGTGTGGGTGGTTTGCTTGGGTGTCGGCCAGCTCATCGGAAGCAGTCCGGGTCAGCGATGGTCGATGGCAGTACGGGGTCGCTGGTGTCGTGCGTGCAGATGCCTTGGCATGGCTTGCCGGTGACCACGACGGCCTGGGCGCACGTCATGCCGCGCACGTCTTCGGTCTGGACGGCGGGAGTCGTTCCGTGGGTGACTTCGATGCCGAGTACGTTGGCCATCTCTTGGAGGGCCGCGGTGATGGCCGCCGTGAGCTCCTCGTGGATGATCGCGCGCAGCCAGTCCTCGATGGACTTGCCTTCGATGGTGAGCGTTGCCTGTGCGGGTTCGGGGTTGGTCATGGTTGTCTCCTCACCAGTCTTCGGATGGGCTGCCGATCTGGATGAATGGGTCGTTGTTGCCGCGTAGTCCGTTGCAGGCTTTGTGGGCTGGACGGAAGTTGGCGGGGTCTTCGGCAAGGTCTGGGCGGTCGGCCACGGTGTATGCGTGGTCGAGGTTGAATCCGTCTGGGTGGTCGTCGGGCAGGCTGTAGTCGATGGGCTTGCCGCAGAGCCAGCAGGGGCGGCCGGTTGTGCCGCCTGGTTGGTCCTCGGTGGCGCACTCGTGCCGGAAGGCTGCGCGGAGCTTGCGGTATCGGCGTGTCGATCGGCCTACGTATGCGCTGATGCCGCCGGGATGGCGTTGGGGTGGCATGGGTTGGACGCTCTCGGTGGGGTCCAGATACGACAAAAC